GCGGCTTCAGCTCCTTCTTGAACTGCTGGAACGTTTGCCCGTCGGCGATGGACTTGTCGACGGCCGCCTTCACATCGCGCAGCAGGTCGACGTTCATCATCTTGGCGACGGTGAACTGCGCGTCGTGCTCCTGCTGCCACATATCCTGCCAGGCGAATGAAGTCTTGAGACCCTTGGCGCGAAAGAACTTCAGCGCCTTGGCCGGCGCCAGGCTGAAGTTGATGCCGGCGGGCATCGCTCAATCCTCTACGTGCGTGGCCAGGATGCGGTGCGCGGCGTCCACCAGGATCGACGCCTCGCCATCACGACCTTTGCCGTACTGTTCCTTTGCGGCGGTCAGCACCTGGTGCGCCTCGCACACCAGCGCGTCGAGCTTGAGGCGCAGAGCCTGTTCTTCCTGGAGCTTCTGCTTGAGGTCCGCGACGGTGGCCATCGTTACTAGCTCCGCTGCCGATCGAGACGCGCGATGAGCTGCGCGGTGAAGCCGGCACGCGTGAGCGCCTCGACCAGCTCCTTCGGCGGCTCGCGGTCGAGCAGATCGCCCAGGCGCTCGCGAAATGTGGCGAGGTCGCCGCTCTCTTCGAACATCGCGACCAATTCCTCAACGGGTTTTCCGATGAGACGCTGCCAGTCCGCGGACAGCGCCTCGGCCGCGGCGGCGATGGCCTCCTGGCTCTCGCGGTTGGCGGTGCGCTGCGGGGCCTCGCCCTCCGCGAATTGCGTGCGGTCCTGGTTGCCGAACGGATTGAGGCCGCCGAACGGCGACGGCGGCGGCGCCGCGCGCTTCTTCCAGCCGGGACCGTAGGTCTCCAGGATGTACGCCTCGTCGGGCTCATAACCGAGCTCGCCAATCCTCACGTCGCGCTCGGCGCGCGAGTTCAGGTCCTCTTGCTCTTCGAAATTGCGCCACACCTTCGGAGCCGCGGCGCCGGGCCGGTTGTACTCGACGATCCAGCGCACCAGAGTCGCGTTCAGCGTGTCGCTTAGCAGGTCCGCGTCGGCCCGGGCGATCTCGATGCGCACCTCGTTCTGCGTGTTGGCGACGCCCGAGCCCAGGCCGGTGGACTGCGCCTGCGTGGTCACCGTGCCGCCGAGCACCGCCTTCGAGATCTGCTCGTCCATGTAGCGCGCGAGCTTCTCGTAAGTGTCGATCGAGCCGGAGCGCGCGGCTTCGAGCAGCTCCACCTCCGTGCCTTCCGGCACGACGATGCCCACGTCGTTGGCGATCTGGCGCAGCATCGCGAGCAGCTTCTTCTGCTCCGCCTCCAGCGCGCCCTTCGGGTACTTGCCGATCGCCGTGGGCGAGCCGAACTTGTCCGCAAACACCAACCAGAAGCCGATGTCCTGGCGCTTGAAGAACACCGGCCAGAAGAGGCGATTGCCGAGGCCCAGGCCGTAGGGGCTGCCGTCCTTGCCACCGAAGCGGTGGACGATGAACTTGCGGCCGGGCAGCTCCTCGCCCTCGATCATCGACGCCTGCGTGAGCAGGCGCAGGGGATGCTCGCCGGTTTCCTGGTCGCGCACCTTGCCGAACGTGAAGCGGAGCTGGCTGCGCGCGATCACGTTGGCTGGCGCGGCGAGGAGGCCGTGCTCGCTCGACTCGTAAAGCTTCCACATCACCTCGCCGACCGAGAAGCCCTTCAGCGTGGCGTCGAGCAGCTCCATGCAGATGCGGTCGAACTGGATGCGCTTGAGCACTTCGCGCACCATGTCGGCCACCTCGATGTCGGCATCATCCTCGGATGCCGCGTCGACTTCCCAGGGGCGGGCGACCACCGCGAGCTTGCGCTTCTGCAGGTCGGCATAGGCGTGGGCGTCGCGCTCCAGCTCGTCGTAGATTTTCAGGCCCTTGCCGCCGCCACGCGTGAGCAGCGTGTCGTCGTCGTTGCGCAGCACCTGGCCGAAGAAAACCTTCGTCCAGTCGCGGTCGATCGAGGCGATCTCGCGCAGCTCCGGCTTGCCGGCGGCGGCCTCCTCGAAGGCGGCGGCCGGAACGAGCAGGCCGGCGCGCGTGGTGATGAAGTCGGTCATGGGCGCGGGCTCACATGAAGCCGTACAGGTTGTGCCGCATGCCGTCCTGGAAGTTGTAGTCGCCCAGCTTCGAGCTGATGCGCTCCTCGCCCAGGCCCTCGAATTCTATGGGAGAGGACTTGTTCAGGCTCGCAAACCAGGCGAGGCAGAGCGCGATCGCCACGTCGCCGTGGCGGAACAGTTCCGGGTCTTTCAGGTCAGCGGCCTGGATCTTCGGCACCATCGGCACCCCGTCGATCATCTCGATGGCGCGCAGGTCCTGCTCCACGTTCGCGTCGCGCCCCAGGTCGATCGTGCCGTCCTCGAACGAGGCGATGAACTTGGGCATCCACAGGCCGTACCAGGGGCGGCTCAAGACCACCTGGTGCACGCGGCTCGCGCCGAAGCGATCGGCCGCGTACTCGGCCAACACCAGGCCGGGGCCGGTCGCGTCGATCGCCGCGCCGCGGAACTTCGGCACCCCGGTGATGATGGCCCACAGGATCTGCTCTTGCTGACGCGTGGGCACGTTGTGCATCTCGACCAGGAACGGCGCGCTGCGCTTCAGCGACGGCAGGATGGCCAAGGGAGCGATGCTGGAGAAGTGCCGATGCCTGGCGTAGTCCATGCCCGCCACGTGCTCGTGCGTGGGCTCCAGCGCGTCCAGGACCGGCTGCAGGTGCTCGGCGATCCATTGCTTGCCCCATGCCAGGCGCACGTCCTCGGGCTTGTCGGCGAAATCGTCATCGAGCGTGAGGCGCAGCATCGGCCGCTCCTCGCGCATCGCGTTCTCGATCCACACGCCGGGGATGCAGATGCCGCCGCCGTCACGCGGGACGGCGTCCAGCTCCTCGCGCATCGCCGCCTTGCGCGGGCCGTAGGCGTTGCGGATCTGCGTGTACCACTTGGCCTTGCCCTCCGGCGTGGGCTTCTCGCCCTTCATCGCGCACACGCGCTCGTACAGGCCGTTTTTCACAGCGTCGTCGAAGGTGATGGTCATCACCTTGGCGTCGGGGCCGTAGAGCCCGTTCTCGATGTCCCGCACCAACTGGTTGAATGGGTTCTTGCGCCCGTTATGCGACGAGATGATGTGCAGCTCGCCGCCCCAGATCAGCAGCGCCGTGGACGCGTCCAGCACCGCCTGCACGTCCAGGTGGAAGGCCGCCTCGTCGATCACCACGATGCCCTGCAGGCCGCGGATGTTCGCGGGGCGCGAGGAGAGCGCCGCGACTTGGTAGCCAGAGGCGAAGCGGATGCGCCACGCGGTGATCTGCCGGGTGTTGCCCTTCTCGTCCTGATCCTGGAACAGGAACTCCTCGATCGGCGAAACCCCTTGTCCCTGCGCCTCGGCGATCAGCCTGGCGAGGCGCGCGCAGTAGCCGATGAATTCGAGCCCCTTCTCCTTCTTGTCGGGGATGTAGTAGATGTTGCTGCCGCCCGCCTTCTTGTTGGCCGCCGCGGTGATCGTGTCGTCGAGCGCCTCGGCGAACGTGATGCCGGTGCGGCGGCCCTTGGCGCACACCTTGATCTTCGCCTTCAGCCCGACCCACGCCACCTGGTGCTTCATCAGCACGCCTTCCTTGCGCGGGTCGAAGGCGGCCGGGATCTCGCGCGCGGCAGGCGGCAGCTCGTTCCACTCAACGCAGCGGACGGTGTCCTGGCGGGCGGGGAGGGCCTGCTTCATCGTCGCTTCAGCAGAACCCCTGCGGCCGGGCGATCGCGCGGATCAGCGCCATCAGGCCGAGCTGGATCTGCGTGCGCGCGATCGCCGCCATGCGCCGGTCCACGCCTGGCCACTTCTCGATAACGTCGATGGCGAGGCCGAGGTCGTTGCCGTTTTTCTTGATCTCGTTGATGAGGTCGATCTCCTGTTGCGTCAGGTCCCGGTAGCCGGCGATCAGTTGGTGCTGGTTTTCCATCGTCGTTGCTCCCTCAGGTAGTGGTGATGCCGAGGAACTTGCCGCGCCATTTCGCGGCCTCCTCCTCGCCCATGCCGGTGGACTTGGCCATCTCGTCGATCAGCGCCGAGCCGCTCTTCGACACCTCGGACATCCACTTCTTCTGCGAGATGGAATTGCGCCCCACGTCGGCGATCGCGCGCGCGAGCGCGGACAGCGTCTTGGGCGTCAGCTCGACCTCCGCGTCGCGCAGCACCGTGTAGAGCTTGTGCTGCACGAGCCGCGTCAACGCGTCGTTCATCGCGCCCTCGGTGTCCGGCGCGGCCTCGACCACGGCCTTCGCTTCGGCGACCGCCATCTGCAAGGACTTCATCTGGTCCTCGAAGCCCTGGCCCCACTCGTTGAGCGCCGACTTCTTGATCTCGAAGCCCTTGCTCGCCAGCCACTCGACGTGGTCGCGATAGCCGGAAAACGCGCTGCCGATGAGCCGCTGC